CCAGAGGCGCTGCAGGTATACTTCGAGCTACTAATGTAGGTCTAGGTGGCGCCAGAGGCGCTGCAGGTATACTTCGAGCTACTAATGTAGGTCTAGGTGGCGCCGGAGGCGCTGCAGGTATTGCTGGCATTGGAGGTCTAGCTCCTTTAGTTAATGTAGGGGCAGTTGGGATCGGTAGCATTGGCGGTTTACCGTCCTTACCTATATAATATTTACCGCCGGCAATAGGTTGTTTTCCCGGTATTGCAGGTTTAGGCGGTATGTTCTTTTCCGTTCCTTTTTTCTTAAGAGTTTCGTTTAACTGCTGTAACTTTCCCGACTTGTCCTTATCTATAGTCACACCTAAGGAAGGTGATCTTTCGAATTTTTTTAATGCACTAGCAGTACCGTCTTTTGATGCTTGTGTTAATTCTTTCTCTGTAACTGTTTTTGTTTGGGTTTCTACCGTACTTTTAGACTCTGTACCCGGTGGTGGTACCATTTTAGGGACCTTCACTTTAGTCTCAGTCTGGGCAGCTGCCTTAGGTGTTGTTGGTTTTCCTCCTATTATTTGTACGTATCCTGGGTTGCTGCTGCTAAATAAACCTCCTGCAAGTGTTACTTCGTTTAGCGGGGCAGTTGTTGATTGTATCTGTCCGTTATTTGTTCTAGCTTGATTTGTTCCATTTGTGCTTGATATTACTTTACCTCCTCCTCCCGGAGTTCCTATAGCAACGCCTGTACCTGCTGCTATCTTAGCTTTTACCTGCGCTAATGCCTGTGCTGATGATGTACCTGGATTAGCTTGTTTATACTGGGCTACTTGCTGCGCTAACTGACGTCTCCCAGCTTTTACCTGCGCTAATGCCTGTGCTGATGATGTACCTGGATTAGCTTGTTTATACTGGGCTACTTGCTGCGCTAGTCGACGGTTTGGGGCTTGTTGAACAACTTGCTGCCTGCCTGTAGCCATTTGCTGCGCTAAGTTGGCGTTCGGGCTTGGTAATGTAAAGGTTCCGCTTTTTAAACTAGGAGCGGTGTAGGGAAGCGGTCCTGTTCCTGGCGATGCTGGTTGTACGCCTGTTGGCAGTGGGGGTGTTTTTACAGGGGTAGCGTATTTTTTTAATCCGAGATACCCTGTAATGGCTCTACCTACAAGACTCTTACCTAATTTAGAACTCTGAAACCTACTGCTTAGTTTCTGCATTACACCTTTCGGTGCTTGCGGTCCAGTACTAGTTGCAACGTGGACAGGATCGTCATCGGTACCTGTAGGCTTCTTCTTTCCTGCTTTCCCTAGATTAGCAAGGAGTCTCGCTGCGCTTACCACTGCTGTCACCGTTCCTGCAATACCGGCTATTGCTCCAAGTCCCTTCAATGCACCTTTAATCCATGCATTATCTTTAACAATTTTAAAGAAACCTCCCACTCCTTTGTTAATAAACTCAACAGCTGGTCGAACTCCTTCTGCTATGTTTAGCAGCAGTTCATGCATTTGTTCTGTAGCTCTTTCACCAACTTTTTGCTGTTCTGCAGCTGCTTTAGCATCTGAGAGGGATTGGTGCTTCATTAACTGCTCTTCGAGGGCTTGAGCTTCTTTAATCTTACCTTCTTTCTTTAATTTCTCTACCTCAGCCATCCCCTCTTTGCCCATCTGCTGCTTCTTATACAGCATATCAGCCATCTGATCAACAGACATTCCTAGAGCTTTAGCGTAAGACTCTTGCTGAAGGACGTTCATATTATTGAAGTCGCTAAGATTTGCGTTCTTTCCTAGAGCGCTATCGAGTGCTTCTCCGAATTTACCCTGTAGTGCAAGTAATCTAGCTTTATCTAGATTAAGTGTCTTACCGGTCATAACTTCAGCCTCCATTTGAGCTTGAATCGATGATTCAAAATCAAGGAAGCTTCTAGAGATGTCTCTAGCTTCTTTTATATTAGATCCTACTTTTGCTGCAGCTACAGCCTGTTTTACAAATTCACCGCTATTTTTAGCTAGCTGTGCTCTTAGTAATCCTTCCTGTCCTAGTACATCTTTCGATAATTTTTTAGCATCTATTCGAAGGCCTTTTTGATCTTGAAGAGCGTTAACTTGATTGTACACTACATCGACAGTTTTAGTACCGGTCTGATATAAGGTAGCTGCTTCATCGTTAGTTAGGCCTAACGTATTCTTTAATTCTACAGTGTTGTTTAATTGCTTACCGCTAAATACAGATGCCGTACCTAGCTTTTCATTCATTGTGCTCGCCAACTCGGCTACATCTTTGTATGTAGTTAAGAATCCAGTTGCGGATCTTTCGTAGTACTTATAAACTCCAGCAGCTTTATCCATAGAAACGCCCATGTCGTTTCCTAACTTCGCTACCCTCTCATTAACTTCATTCCCTATTTTATATAGTGACTTAAGTAGTATTGCACTACTGCTAAACATAGCCATCGGATCCTTCATCATATCCTTGAAGGAGTTTCCTATCGACTTAGCTGCTGCTTTAAATATGCTTTCACCTCTCTGTGCTGCTTGCCTTGTTTTTTTATCAAAATCCTCAAGGTTTATAACGCTATCAAGGCCTGGTATTTTTGAGATTATTCCAGGAAGTAGCCTGATGAGAGCTATCTTTTTATCGATCCTTATGTTTTCTTCTTCTAAGACCTTTAGAGATTCTTTTTGTTTCTCTAAAATCTCTTTCATCTTTTTATACTCGTCATCCTTGATGCCTAATGCTTTTAGACTTCCGCTTTGCTTAGCATGTTCAAGTTCTACGAGCTGCCCCTGCACTTCTTTTATTTCGGCTGTAACTTTCTTAGTCTCTAAGATATCGTCATTATAGTCTTCTGCTAATTCGGTAGATGTACGGAGGGATCTATTTACACGTGTTAATAGGCTATTAAATTGTGAAGCTCCTGCTATAAGTTCACTCTGTCTTTGCACCTGGCGCTTATACGCTGCATCGGCTTGTGCGTGAGCTACTGTACCTTGTGTAGTTGCATCTCTCTGTTGCTTAGCTGCTAATACAGCTGCAGCTATAGTTTGTTTTTGTAGGGTGAGCTGTGTTTTAGCTGTCGCTACTACTTCAGCCATATTACCTTTCTGTAGTAAGAATAGATCTGCTATATCCTGTAACCCTTCGTCAATGTCATTTAATTCTGCCTGGTATTCAGCAGCCGATGCTATCATATCTCTAAATTCTTTATCCGATATGCTAGCAAGAACTTTATTTGTAGCAATCCATCTTTGCTTCAATATCTGTTCGGACTTAGTAAGGCTTGTGACATTTGCATTATTGTTTGGAGTGCCGCCTGGTGGGGGAGTAGTTGCCATGTATAGAATCTATGTATATAAATAGAAAGGCGCCCTATTTTTTCCTAGGCGCCTTTGTACTATAAGATGGGTCTCCTGCTAGCTTTTTTACAGCATCAGGGACTGATATTTGTTTGTGTGGACTATCTTGATTTACTAGATACTCTTGAGGATCTTTTGCTTTTGCTTCGGCGTCAAACCATTCTTTCATTTTATTAAAAGTAAAGTTTCTAAGCCAAATTGGCATATTATAAACCGTCTCCCAATCGTATCCACCCTTTCCATGAAAAACAATTTCATGCATTTGGGTGAAGATATTAAATCTTTGATTAGAGTTCAGGCCAAAAAAAGTTAACATTCAAAGGAATGTCTATACCCTCCTCCGTATAAGTATCGGAATTGTAATCAAATTTTAATTCAATACCCGGTGCGATTTCTGTTAGATATTTTCTCAATGCACGAGAGTCTCTTGATAATAAATGATTGTCTACGAAATCTCTGATTACAGCTGTTCCTCTCTCTCCGTTAACTGCAATAATGATGTGTTTCAATCTTGTAGTTAAGTCATACGAGGTATTAGGGGCTATCTTCTTCAATCCAGCTAGCTCTCGGTCGATATCCCTGTCGTCTTTAACAGTTAATAATCTAACCAATAGTTCGGTACCAGAATGTGGTAAAACGTATTTAAACTCGTTCTTTCCTTTTTCTACTAATGCTGTCTCATCTAATGCCTTCTCTTTTAGAGTTGTTAGATCTACAGAAATAGTCTCTAAGGCACTTGTTTCTGGATTTCTGAATTGAAAAGAATAATCCTTACCGTATCCTAGAATTCTAGCTGCTACTAGTAATGCATCTTTATCAGCTACTAAAATACTGTCGTACTTTACATCTGAGATGATTAATGATTCTAGTAATTTGTCTAGTACGATGCCGGTTTTGATGTAATTTGAGTTAGTGAGGATATCTTCCTCTCTAGCTGTCATATACTTCATTTCGACTTTGCCACTAGCAAGAGGGCTGTCTTTTGGATAAAGTAATCCTTTTGATGGAAGCTCTACTACCTCTGTCGGTAACTTTAATTTTGAACTTGCATTTGGATTCTGTGATGGTGGGGTTGGTAGCGGATTTGCCGCTTGTACTGCTTCTTCTGGTATCATAACGTGTAACGTGTTTTATGTATATATAAATATCGCTGTTTTAGTTTTTATAGTAGATTTTATACCCTTTTTTGTATCAGTCTTGAAAATACTTTTTTAACATAAAGAAACCTGCCCGTTTGTTCGAAATAGGCAGGTTCTTAAAAAAGTAGTAATTAAGTATACAGCATCAAAAGTTTAAGATGCAGTAGTCCATCGCTAGAGTCATAGAGATCTCTAAAGCTTGGTCAGCTGACCAATCGTATTCACCGAAGGTTGCAGTTTTGATGTAAGCTCCTTTGATAATCCACTCTCCAATAATGTCACCTACAGGTCCTAATGCATTTAAGGTAATGTCTCTTTTGTAGAAATCAGCATAACCATCACGGCCTGTTACTGATTCGTGAGCTAAACGTGCCCACTCCATTACTGTTTGTGCTCCTGAAGGAGTTACGGGGTTGTGAAGAGCAAGGGTCATATCATTCCATCTTACTTTACCCTTTACCTTACGGTAAACGTTAATGTGATCTAAGATGATCTCTCCTGCTTCAAACCCTGGTGCTGATGCTTTCTTAATTAAGTAAGCTGGGATACCGTCGATATACATAATGAACCTGTTCTGTACTTGGGGTTCAAACGCGGTAAAAAATATTTCATTTGGGTCTAATACTGCCATTGTTGTATGATTTAATATAAATATCTGGTTAGTTAAAAAATGTAACCTAATTTATTTTTTTTATTCAGCTTAATCCTGCAAAGCTTTCGGCGGCGGGGTAGCGTTAGAAAGCTTTGCTTGGATTTTAACTGTTTGTTTTTTATGATCCGAAAGTAGCACCTGTTGGTAAGATGTTGAAATCTAGCAAGATGTACTCTACTGTTCTTGTTGGCTGTAAGTATATCTGACCTACTAATTGGTTTCTGTCAATTACGTCTGCAGTATTGTTTGTGTCATCCATTACTACTTTGAATGCATATAGACCTTGTTTTTGTTGTACATATGCTAGATATGGATTAACTTGATTTACAAAGCTATTACGAGTTGCTTGGGTGTTATTTTCGAACAATAATGTTTCAGAAATTTGACCGATATATCTCTTAAGTGCGATCAACAATCTACGAACATTTACGCGATCTAGTGCAGAAGCTTTAGACTGTAATGTTTTTTGACCGTAGATTACTGTACCTTGTCCTGGGAATATTGCGATTGGATTAATTTTACCAGCATAAAGTGTATCACGCTGACTTGTAGTCAATCTTCTTTCTGGCTGTACTACTGTAGTCATTCCACCGCGGTTAAGACCTGCAGGTGCAAACCACTCAGCAGATACTTTATCGTTATACTCATATACTGCTGGGACAACTGTAGAAGCTGGGCAATAAACTAATTTACCTGTTTCTTGAGATCTTACTTGAATCCAAGGCCAGTAAGCAGCTGCATAGCTAGAATCAACCTTACCTGCTTGTTCAGTTGCTGTAGAGATTGATTGATTAGCTGAAGTAACATCTACTACTGAGATACAAGTTCCTCTGTCTTCTGATAGATCTACAAGAGCTGCTACCTGCGTAGGTGCATTCTGTACTGTAAGACCTGGTGCAGAGATTGTTTTGAAATCATACTGATCTTTGCTCTTTAAAAGTGCGATTGCGTTATCGTAGTCGGTTCCTATCACACCTTGTGCGTTACTACTGTATGTTAGGGTACTAGCTGGGATATTTGCAAAGTAATTATTTGCTCCGCTAGTTGAGAATTGATTTCCGGTTCCGCCACTGAAAGCACCTTGTGTTGAGCCTGATCCCGGTACCGGTAGTGATCCTGTGTAAGCAAGAACTGCTTTACCGGAATTACCAAGGTAGCCTGGAGTTGTTAGGTTAACGGTTTTTACTCTGATGTAACGGCTCTTATTCATATAAGATCCACTGTACTCAAGGTAAACGTTTCCGTTTTCGTCTGTTTTTGGAGTTGCTGTCTGGTCGCCGATTACGTACGAGATGAAGGTTGGTTCATTTGGATCTAAAGATAGATTGTTCCAGGTTTCCAGTACCGTTTTCTGTGCATCGTAGTCATCACCTCTTCTAACAACTAATGAGAATAAGCCAGATGCTTTATCTGCTGTTGT